AGGAAGCCAAAAGGATCCTTGGAGATTGAACCGCCCATAAGCGTACGCAAGCCGGAATCAAATACCGACATGCCTTTGTTGGCAGCTTTCACGAAAAAGTCTTGAATGTTTGCCTTGTCCACTGACTGCGAAATGCCAGCAAGCATGCCTGTGGTGAACAATGAGATAACCACAGTCCTAAGCGGTCCAGCGTTCATTGCCACATATAGCGCACCAGTCAGTAGCGCCGCCAATCCAAAAGCAATTGGTGCTTGGTTCTCTTCCGGGATATGCAGCTTATCAGCCAACAGATTACGCTTATACTTCTTCTCGGAAACTTCACCGGTGATCGGATTCTTTTCATAGCGAGTGACGGGTGAGTTGAAGCTGTCGAAAAGACCTTGAATCTTCTCTTTGAGATCGAAACCTGTGAAACGCTTGATGGCGCCGGTGACGAACTCAAAGGCTTCTTTCAATTTCTTCTTAAGAATTTCGCCCGCAGAAGCAAATTCCCTTTCAAGACCCAAAGGCTGCTTGAAGAGGTACGCAATGCCAGTAATCGCAGCCGCACCCAATGCAAGCTTGGGCAAAGACGCGAGAATACTCCCGCCAGTGAACTTAATTCCGGCCAAGGCGGCAGTTGCACCAAGCGCAAACTTCTTAAACAGCCCAAGCGGTCCACCCATAAGCTTGCTGGTCCACTCAATAATACCCTTGATGAGATCAGGAATATACGAATGACCAATTACCTTGTCATAGACCCACCAGAACCAATGTACAACATTCTCAGCCCACTTCTTCACGGTGTTCAACACCTGATCCAAAGATGGGAAGAAACTGCTGATGTCCACCTGTTGAATTCGCTTGAAAGCGTTGGTGATACCCTGCGTGATCTGCACAAAAAGCTGATCAAGATTGAGCGTTGTAATATACTGCCAAGCACGATCGAAGGCACCGGTCAGATTGCTGTAAAGGCCCTCGAAGTTAATTGACTGGAAATAGCCAGAAATACTTTGTGCGAAATCCAAAAGCCGACGGTTCATTCGTTCTAGGACGTCCGCAAAACCTGCGGTAGATTCGCTCTTTCGTAACCACGCCAAGAAATTGAAGAAAAGGATCGAGCTTGCCGTATAGACTGCTTCAGCGTAAGAAACAATAACATCCGCCAACCGCTGAGCATAGGGTTTTGCCTTGGAGACGATGTCCATTAAGAGCGTAGGCAATTTACGGAAGAAATCAAAGATCGCGTCCGGTCCCTCTTCGACGATGGCGTCCCACATGTCAGTGAAAAACGAGGTTACGTCGATGGCGAACAAAATAGCCTCGGTCTTTGCCTTCAGCAAGTAGAAACGAAAATTGGTTGCAAACTGAGCAATACTCATCGCCCAATTGTTAATCATTTCCGCCAGGCCAAATCCGTCTGAACCCAGAAAGACCTTGCCCATTTCATCCGCGAGGATATACAACGAGTTTTTCATGTTGGTGAAGGCGTCGCTGAACGTAACTTTTACATTACGGAACTTGGCGTTGATCTTATCCTGCTGCTTGAGAATTGCACCAAAGACATCCTTGGCGAACAGCTTACCTTCGTCACGTAGCTTGTACATTTCGCCCAGAGTAATGCCCATGCCCTCAGTAATCTGTCGAGCTAGGAAAGGAGCGTTCTCCAGCACAGAATTGAATTCGTCACCGGCTAATTTACCAGACGCGAACGCCTGAGAAAGCTGTGTGATTGCCGCTCGGGACTCTTCGGCTGTTGCGCCTGAAATTTTAAAGCCCTGCGAAATAGCTTGCGTGACCTGTACAATCTGCTGCTGAGACGCACCAAGATCCTTTGAGGCCATTGTAAGCTTGGAGTACAACTTAGACACAGGGTCGATAGCTGTTCTTGTGCTGAGCGCCACATCACGGATCGCGCTAATAGCGGCCTTGGCGTCACGTGCATTGTCAGTCACCGAAGTGATACGATTGTCGAGATTGGTAAGGGAATCCGAGAGCCGGATAATCCCGTACGCTGAGCCAGCGGCTGCAGCGCTGAAAGCAATCGCGTTCCCAATCCTGGTGAACTTTTCGGCGAAACCTTCTGTGCTCTTCTGGATACCCTCAACGGAATTACGGAGTTGACTTAAGTCCTTGCGTGCTTGCGAGGAATCAGACAACGTTTTAATAACAATTGCCATTAAGGTGTTCCTTCAAAATTTTAAGCCTAGGGCTGGTTAGACCCTAGGCTCGATGGTACAGTCTCGACAATCATGCCAAGAGGTATACCGAAACGCAAGGCTATTCTTTCGATAAAGAACGGAGGCGCCTTCTTAGAAGAACCTGCATTCAAATATTCGATGTAGCCAGCATCATTTTCCACTCGAAACCTGGGGAAAGCACCGGTGATCGTCCATCTGGATGAAGCGAACCCGGTGTCCTTAGGTGTTGCCTGTTTAAGCAACATGAGCATAGCGGTCAGATTTAGCCGCATATTCTTTTCGGAAATCTGACCTGTCTGAAAAGTCAATGTCCGGAATGTTTGTTCTATTCCTGACCAGATGACTTTCATCACAATTTCTCCAGGAAGGGAAGCTGAGCACCACCTCGGGCACCCATAAGTAACTTGTGCGCAAAAGAACCACGACGAGGCACTGCTGTGGGCATATGCTCTTTTTCGTAGTTCTTCATACTCGCAATGGTCGGAAAGAATTCTTCGGGTTGACGCTTACCAAGATTACCGCTTGCGCACATGATCCGATAAGCTCTCAAATCCTCTCTCCAACCAACAGGTCTGCGATCAAAGAATTGGAGCCATAGTATGAACTCTTGAAAAGACATTCTCTCCAAAAGTTCATACACAGGCGTATGCAGAGTTAACGCCAGTTCGAAGATCGGAACTAGCTCGTCTGTTAACTCTACTTTCTGTTTGGGTCCATACCCGCGTACTTCAGGACTTCATCGGAAAGACTGTTCAAGTCTTCCATGGGGAAGCTCTCAAACTCGTCATCCTGGAAGTCGGTCGCCGCAGGAACGCCCACGCGAAGGATATGCTTGAGAAGATCGAAAGCCTTGTCAGGATTTTCGACATCAATCTCTTTTGCGACCTTCTGAATCTCGGTGCACTCTGCAAGCGTGAGCTTGTTGATCTGCACAAGATTATTCATGAACTTGACGTTCTTGCTCTGTCGCTGGTTAATGAGCGAACGGAGGTCGGTGATGGGTTCAGCTTTCGCAGCCATTTTCTTTAAAGTCCTCTAAATGAGCTTTCTGGTAATTGTCCAGAAGCGTACGTAGATCATGAAGACGCATCAGCGTAATCGTGATTTCTCGTTGTTTATCTGAATCGTCGGGGAATTCTTTCCACCGCGCGCTAGTCTTCCTGATGCTGATGTCAATACAACGCCTGACGTGCTTTGTGGTTGCTTTCAGCACATAAGACATGGTGAATGGTTTGACCAGCATATCTTACCTCTAGATGTGGGAATGGCCCTGCCATTACAACAGGGCCACCCAATTTTAAGCCGGGTCTACGGTGAAGGCACCGAAGAAGTCGGAGAGCATCGAGATCGTCAGGGTGGCCTGATTCGCATCAGTCAGCTGCGGCGAATAAGAAATAGCTTCCATCTTCCCAAGGAAGTAGAAGATCGCATTGTCGATCTGACCGATTTCGCCCACCAGCGATGCATAGCCGTCGAGCGGCTGACTGTTAAGCATCATGAAACGGAAGGCACGAACGTTACCATCACCAACACGCGCACCGAGGAGCGTGTCAGCAGCCCACTCGGAAGGCACATAGTTCAGCGTAACTTCAAAGTTCGGCGAATCAGCCTGGCCCTGAATCTGCGCAGTGTTTCGTGCACCATAACGAGGAACGTTGACGATGTTAGGCGGAATGCCAAGACCGGGGAATTCACGCACATTCGGAATGCGCACAAACTTACCGGCAGCGACAGTGCCGCCCGAAGAAGCGATTTCATCCGCAAAGAGAGCGGTGAAGGCGGCTTCATTGGTGGTGACATCCTGCAGAGACTCCACGGTACCTGCAGAAAGCTCAGTGGCAGGGGTATGTACGGAAAGATCCGAGAACATACCCGCGCCGATGCTGCTGATGAGCGTCATATTTAGACTCCAAAAAGTGAAAACGGAATGGAATAGACAGCACGACCTAGCCCTGAATTGTCCCGATCTCGTTCGAACTGTGTGAGTGTGCTCACAAAGAATTGTACTCCATCGAGAATCTTCTTGGCAAAATGACTGTCTAAAGTATCTGCGATTTCCGAAGCGGAAGATGGTCCTCCACCCCAAGCAGTGAATATTTCTATCATCAACAAACCACTTGCGCGGGTAGTGTTGATATCTGCGCCACTACTTAGAATAGAGACACGAATGTACGGCGGTACGCCTTTTTCACCTTCAAACCCGACGGGAAAGGCCTTGATGTCCTCGTCCGTCCAACCGACACTGGCAAAAAGAGCGAACACGGCATCCTGAAGATCCCTGTATTTACCCATTGCAAACCTCGATTATTTGAATGTAACCGTTGTCGTAAATCGACGCACCGATACGCCATGTTTCACCGCCCATTTCGACTCTGTCATAGATGTCGAGTGTGGGCACATCTTCTACAAGCAACTGCTTACGAATAACCTCCAAGCCGTGCGTCGTCTTGATAACGAACACGTCTTTGGCTAAATCCGACTGAGTAGCTACTTCTGTGCTGGCTGTGCTGAAATTGAATGTCTCACCCTCACGTAATTTAAATACCACAGAGGTTAAGACACTCGAAGTCATCTCGAAGACCTTTGGGATCATTCGATTGAGAAGCGCATCAATGTCCATCAGTTAGCCCTCCACCAAACCCCTCCGCCAGAGGCGCCGTTAGAACCCAACATGAACTCTCCAGCGATTCGATAAATCAAAGCACTAAAGGGTGGGATCTTCTTGATCTTTTGTAATTGAATAGGACCAAGAACCAGCGTCTCGACGGTCTCTTCCTCGAAAAGAAGAGCAGGGATTTTCAAAAGGTGAATGGCTTGCTCATAGACTGCATTGAACACCTTTTGAGGTGTCTCCGCAGCACTTCCCAAGATGTATGCTGGGAAGGAGTAATCCGTATCGAACGGCACACCCTTCCAAGCAATATCATCCAGCATATTTGAAGCAGTGGTCAGGGCTTGGGATTTCTCCAATTCCGTTGCACCGCTCCATGTTGAGCTATTCAGACGAGTTTCAAAGTAGGCGTCCGCAGCGGTAACTGTATCGCCATCAACTGCGATCACCGGCATGATGAAACTCCTTTAGCCGTGGAAGATAGGCAGAATGCCCAGGGTCAGCGCAGACGCCGCCTTACGGTTGAAGTAAGGAGTCGAAGCATCAGCGTCGGTAATCGCCGAGAGCGCCTTCGCGGTCGTTTCCGTCAGCTTCTTGTAGTCAGCGTCAGACGGGAAAGCATTCGTAGGACCAGTCCAGTCGTAACCGACCGGGTGAGCCACGAAGCCCCAACGGTACCAAAGTTCAGTGGTACCACCGCCATGATAGGCCGACTCATCGTTGTCGATACCCACAGGCTTGCTGAGGTTGACCGGCTCGAAAGCCAGAGCACCCGGCAGCACAACAAAGGAAGTCTTTGTGCCCACGAGATCGATACCAGCGCCGGTGTTCAGCTTGGTAAGTTCGCCCGAAGAGAACGACGCATTGGCACGGCTCTTGACGAGACGCAGCTTACCACCGAGGATCGTTTCGAACTCGATGTTGCCATCTTCGACGCGATCAGTGTCCACCAGATTG